GAACAACATGAAGATTCTATCACAATTTGTAGTACAATATTTTCTACTGGTATTAATATTCTGAGATTGAATAATCTTATTTTTGCCCATCCTGCTAAGTCAAGAATAAGGGTCTTGCAAACACTCGGAAGAGGGCTGAGAAAAATGAAGTTGAAAACTCACTTGATGGTTTTTGATATTGCAGATGATCTAATTGATTCTGTAGAAAACACAACTTTACTTCATATGAAAGAAAGAAGAGCTATTTATGAAGAAGAAGAATTTCCTTTTCAAGAATACAATATTTCATTGAAATAATTTCCGCCCTGATATATTATCTCATATATTACTAAGGTACATCTAAGGTAACTTGTTTTTTTCTTTACTCAGTCTAAGGTTTTTCTAAGGAACTTTAAAGTTTATCTAAGATTTTCTTAGATCTATTATACACCGGACAAAAAGCTTGTCAAGTACTATTTTCATTTTTAAAAATAATTTTTATTGCTTGACTTAGTAACAATTATATACTACAATACATATCTGAATTTAGCAATTAGCTCCGAATTTCATTATGTCAACAATAACAAGAAAAAGGAAAAAAGATTGACAGAGGAAGTAAAGGGTAGTATTGTAAGAAAACCAAAATCGACTAAGAATTATGTAAACGGGCCAGACTTTTATTTGTGCCTTGTAGACTATAATCAGAAGATCAAGGAATCAAAAGATGGTGAAAAGCCACAGATTCCGAGATATATCGGTGAATGTATTCTCAAGATTGCAGAGAAGCTATCTATAAAATACAACTTTATTAATTATAGTTTCCGGGATGAAATGATCGCCGACGCTATTGAGAAGATGATCGAAAAAGTAGAATCATATGATATTGAATATAATAAGGAAAATCCAAATCCTTTTGGATACTTCACCCAGATAGCATGGAACGTCTTTCTACAGAGGATCGCCAAGGAGTCCAAGGAGAATTATATCAAGCATAAGAACTTTGAACGCCACTTCTCTACAGAATTAAATGATATGGAGGGTATATTCAATAATGAGGAACATCGTCAGGTAATAGATAATTTTGAGAGAGAGAAGAGTAAGGAAAATAATTACGCTACTCATAAAAATTTGGACTATAGTAAAAACAAAAAACACAAAAAAATTAAGGAAGAATAAAATGCAGAATAACGAATATATTTTTGAAGAATATACAGTAGAAGATTATATGAGAATGTGGAGAAAGGTTTGCGAACCTATAGAAAGATCAGATGTGTCTCATGATATGAATACTAGTGAAATAATTTATTATAGGTTTGATAAACCAATAGATTGGCTACCGTATGAAATAACCGTTCTTAATAAGGAAGAATTACTATGAAACAGCATAACCTATATTTAGTACCTGAACTTATCATAAATTTAGTAGATAAGTTCAAAGCTGCCACAAACGAAAACGAAAAATACTATCTTAGTCTTCGTTTAGAATCAGTTAAAGATTATATTACTGATGCTTTGATAGAAAATAAAGGAAAATTTCAATTTAGTATGTATAAGCCGAGAAAATAATTGAGTCTTGTAGCTTTAATTTCTGATACGCATTACGGGGCACGTAGCGACAACCCTCATTTCTATGATTATCAGAAGAAATTTATACAGAACGTATTTCTTCCATATTTGAAGAAGTATGATATCAATCATGTTGTTCATCTTGGTGATCTTGTAGAAAATAGAAGGCAGCTTAATATTCAGACAGGTGCGAGGCTAAGAGAGGATTTTCTTGAGCCTCTTGATGCACTTGATATTGATGTTAATATGCTTGCCGGCAATCATGATGTATTTTATAGATCAACAAATAGTATTAATATTCTTAATGAGATTACTAAACAATATTATAATTTTAAAATGCATACTGATCTTCCAACACACATTAATATTGATGGAGCAAAGATTCTTCTTGTTCCATGGATTTCTCCAGAAAATAAAGTAAGCAGTTTAGAAATTATAAAAAATTCAGATGCTAAATATTGTATGGGGCATTTAGAACTTAAAGGTTTCGAACAAACAAAAGGAAGAATTTCTATAAATGGAGAAGATAAGGGAATTTTTGGACGGTTTGATAGCGTTTTTAGTGGTCACTATCATATCCGTTCTCATGGGGGTAATGTATTTTATATTGGCTCTGCTTTTCACTTTAATTGGGGTGATTGTAATAATTTCTGTGGGTTTATGGTACTTGATACAGCTAGTGGGAAGATGGATTGGATCAAAAATCCTTACAAAATATTCACAAAATTGGAGTATGACGAATCAAATATTTGCGACATTAGATTAGCAAAAGATACTTATTGCAGGGTGAACGTTGTTAACAAGATTTCAGAGGCTAAATTTAATGATTTTATTAATTCTATTCATGAGTTAGGCGTGATTGATCTTCTGGTTGATGAGAAGGTATCCAAGATTGAAGTTAATGTAGAAGAAGATATTGAGGTTAATGATGATAATATTTTCAAGAAAACTATAGAAACACTTGATTTTCCATATCGAAGTGAGTTATTATTGTTGGCTGATGAAATACAGAGGGAGGCAATTAATTTATAATGAAGATAGAATTTAAAACAATACGATTTCAAAATTTTTTATCATCTGGTAATCAATGGACGGAAATTCAGTTAAATTCTGCTCCCCTAACCCTGATTGTTGGCAAGAATGGTGCTGGAAAGTCAACTCTTCTTGATGCTCTAGCATTTTGTCTCTTTAAGAAGCCGTTTAGAAAACTTCCACTTGGACTTCTAGTTAATACTATTACCAGAAAAAATACTTTGGTGGAAGTTGAGTTTGCTATTGGTTCCGATCAATATAAGATCGTGAGAGGGCTAAAGCCGAATAAGTTTGAGGTTTATAAGAATGATACCTTAGTTAATCAAACAAACTCCGATGACTATCAATCCTATTTAGAAGAGCATATCCTGCGCGTCAACCATAAGGCTTTTGTGCAGGTGGTAGTTCTAGGCTCAGCCTCTTATGTGCCATTCCTGGAGCTTCCTGTGCCTCAGAGAAGGGAGATTATAGAGAATCTCCTTGATCTTGAATTATTCTCCACCATGAACGTAATTCTGAAGAAACGAATTCAGGAGAACGATAAGCTTATAATTAGTTTGAAGAATGAAATGACAATTGTGCAGGACCGCATTGATCAGCAGCGCGAATATAATGAGAAACGTAAGATTCAGGTTGAAGAAGAGGTTGCTGACTTGGAGAAGAAGTTGGTTAATTTAAGAGAAAAGCTTAATCAAAGAAAGGTGCTTGTGGTTAACTCTCCAAAAGGAGAGATTAATCAGCTAAAAGATACGTTTCGAGATTTGACTGATAAGAGATTAAACGAAAATTCTTTGTGGAGTAAGTATAGTCGTGATTTGGAAAGCATTCAACAGGAGATATTGTTCTATGAAAATTCTTGTATATGTAATGTATGCAAACAGGACATAGATGAAGAGTTTAAGAAGAATATTCTCTTAAAGAAGAGAGACGAAATACTTGCATTACTAGATTTGATTGCAGAAATTAAGTTCAACAGTAAGTCTTTAGAAGAAGAATGTGATAATATTCAGAGAGAGATTGATAATAAGACAGCTATTCTTATGGAGCAAGAGATTATTAAAAATGAATTAGTTGTTATTATTGAACAAGGTAAAGAGACTAAGGAGCGAGTTGATCGTTTGAAGGCTGAGATTATAACTCCTGATAATGACGCTCTTAATGGCAATCTAACTAGACTTGACGGCATAATGGGAGAATATAACAAGGAGATGAAAAGCAAGGAGATTATGGCTATTCTTCTCAAGCTTCTCAAGGATGATGGCATCAAGGCTAAAGTTATTCATCAATATATTGGTATGATTAATAAATCCATTAATGAATATTTGGAGGAGATGGAATTTAATTGCCAATTCAATCTGGATGAAAACTTCAATGAAGTAATAAAGTCGCGCTATCGTGATGAATTCGTTTGGAATTCTTTCTCAGAGGGCGAAAAGATGAGGATAGATTTGGCACTTCTACTAACATGGCGTAAGGTTTCCAGTAAGAGAAATTCCATTAATACAAATATATTATTTTTTGATGAAGTTCTTGACTCGTCGCTTGACTCTGAAGGTATTGATTCCTATCTAGAAATCATAAAAAGGTTGACAGAAGGCTCGAATGTCTTTATAATAAGTCATAATGACAAGAATATTGACCGAATTGATAATAATATCAAATTTGTTAAACGCAAAGGGTTTTCACGTATAGAAGATACTTTCGATAAATAGAGGTAAGAGTTTTTGTGAATGTAATTAAAGAAATTGGGAACATAAATTCGAAACTTGATGCATTAATATCCATACTTAAAGGAGAAGAAGAATTGTTTGATCCAAGTGTACTACAGGCTGAATTAACCAAGGCTCAAAGTTTAGTAGCAAAATCAAAAAGCTATATTGGTGGTTTACAGTCAACAATTAAGGCTCACGAGGCAACAATTGCTTCTCATGCCGCAGAAATACTAAATAGCGCAAATGTTGAATCAACTGTTTCAGCTATTTCTAGCAAGTTTACAGAAACCTTTGCTGATTTTGAGAACTTTCTTAGTGGCGCTTCAAATACAGTTGCGAATTCAACGCCAGCAGTTACAGCACAAACAGCGGTAAGTAATGTTGCCCCTGTGACAGTTTCTTCTACAACAGTAATGCCACCAGTTGGTGTTTCAGTTACTCCTACAGTAGAAACTCCTACTGTTATTCAAACATCAGCAAGTGAAACAATCGTAGAGCATCCACATGTAGTTGATCCAAGAGTGCAGCACGTAGAAGCAACTCAAGGAACTTCAACAGTTGTTCATATAGTAGGAGAACCTACACGTATCGGTCCACTAGTACAGTAAGGAAACATTTTGACCTTTTCGAGGGAAGATTGTATTTCAGAATTACAATCTCTAAATCCTATTTCACGAGATGGATTTAGAAAAGATTCTGAAATACCAGAGAAAGCTTGGGTAAATCATTTCGGAAATTGGCAAGAATTCAAGCGTCAAGCCGGCATTTTACCTTCCAGACATGAAAATCAACTTTCTGATCAGATTGCTAGATTTGCTTCCAAGGATAAAATACGAAGTCTTAATGAAGAGAAATCTAGTTTTGAAGATAATTATATTAGACCATATTCCAAGAGATTTCAAAGTATCTTAGTAGGGTCTGATCTTCATGATATTAATTGTGATAATTTTTATAGAAGATTATTCATAGAAACAGCATTAAGGGTGCAGCCAGAGAAGATCGTTCTTAATGGTGATATTTTTGATTTCCCAGAATTTTCTAAATATACAACCGATCCAAGAGAATTTAAGGTTGTAGATAGAATTAAGTGGGTGCATGAATTTCTAGAAGACCTTCGTGATGCTTCTCCTGAATCTGAGATTGATTTAATTGAAGGCAATCATGAGGCGCGTTTACTAAGGCACCTAGCAGAAGCTAGCCCTGCCGTAGTCGCCATCCTATCAGACCTGCATCAGATAAAGATTAAAGACCTTCTGGCTCTTGATAAGTATGAAGTCAATTTTTATGCCAGGGCCGACCTTGCTGTATTTTCAGATAGGGATATGAAGGATGAATTATCCAAAAATTATCTGATTATTAACGATCAGCTTCTTTGTCATCATTTTTCCGAAGGTAAGAATTTTGGTTATCCAGGAATTTCGGGGCATAATCACAAGCATATTGTGTGGAATGCATTTAGCCCTCAGTTTGGCAGCTATGAGTGGCATCAATCAGGGTGTGGTCATAAAAGACAAGCCAACTATACAAATGGTGAGAGATGGTCTAATGGCTTTCTGCTTGCTCATTTAGATACTCATAATAAGCGTACACAATTTGAATATATAGACACAACTTATGATCATTGTGTAATTGGAGGTAAATTTTACACAAGAACGGCAGCAGAATTGGAGACATTCAATTGATCACAGTCCTAGAACGCGA